CATCGACCCCGGCAGGCTCGGCCAGATCGCGCGCGAGATGGGCCTAGCCTTCAATCAGCACATTTCGACGATCTGGCTGTACGATACTTACGTACTCGCGGTCTTAGGGCCGGGCGGAACCGCATATATCGACCAGGTCGAGCTTCAGTCCTTGGCTGGCGTCGAGCTACATCGTCGCCTCTCGGTGGCGGTTCTCGAAGCAATCACCGGCAAGCGAGGCGAGGAGGGCGTCCGTGAGCTCGCGCGGCTTCATGGGAAGCTCGACGAGGTCGAAGACGGGCAGGCGATCAACGCCAATTGGGGAAGCTTCTGATGGCGACTCCTTCCGCAGAAGATCTGTCCAGCTCGCTGTTGTCGGCGGTCGTTCAGACGTTTTCGAAACGTCCGGACATCGGCGCCTACTTCATAGAGGTCAGGCCGAACACAAAGACGGTGGTGATGACCGCCGCATATACGCCGCGTCCTCTTATTGTGAACGCCGGGCCTCCAGACGTAACGATCGGGCGCACAGGAGGCAGGAAGAAGACAAAGCTGTGGTGCGGCCCTGTCATGAGCGCGGACAAACTTTGCGTCTACGACGTCGAGACGGAACACAAATTTGGCGAGATGGCGATGGCTGTAGTGAGGACGCTCAACGCCGAGGAACTGTCCCACTATATCGAGCAGACGGGAGTGTTAGTCTCAGACAGCATTGCCCTGTTCTTAAACGCAGCTTCCACTTGGTCCCCAAGTCTCGATGACTATAATCGCGAGATGATGCAAATCAATACTGACTGGAAATCGCGCAACTTGAACACCTGGGATGATTTCGGTGGCGGCGCGCTTCGCATGCGCGAGATCGCCCGCCTGAAGGAGCTCGAGGAGCGAGAGAAGATTCGCATGGAGCAATACGAGGCCAATCCAGATTTCGGGAGTTTCTGATGGGCGAGATCGACATCGACGACACCCTCAATCGCGTTCGCGCGTCGATGCTGCTCGGCGCGCCTTTCTTGCTGGCCTCAAATGGAGGCCGCGAAGGCGTGGCGAAGATCAAGAGCGATCAGGAGCTTCAAGATTTGGCGCGGACGGTGATCGTCACCGCGCTCGACCAGGTCGTCCGGCGCACGCTGGCACTGCCGGGGCTCGTCGCTAAAGCCGCCGCGGCAGAGAAGTTCGCCGTCGACGAAATCGTCGACATCTTTTCCGTCAACGAGAATTTCGGGAGTTTCTGATGCCGGAACATTACAAGACGCTCGCGCTCGACAATCAATTCCGATTTGTCTGCCCGATCTTCGGCGCCGAGGTCGCGATGCGCGAGTGCATGTCGCTGCGTGATCTTCAATACAAAGGGCAGGGGCCTGAGATCCGCAAGGGCTGCCAGGCGTGCATCTCGGCGCAGAAATGCCCGATCGTCCACGTTCTGCGGGAGATCGGACCCGGCGTCGATCCCTACTATTCGCCGACGCCGAAGGTCGGCAAGCTCTCTGATCACATCATGCGCTCGATCGCGCCGATCGTCGTTCCCGAATCGACGATGAAGTCGGCGCGCTTCGCCGACATGCCCCAACGCCAGGCGGAGCTGATCCAAGCCTGCGACGGCCTCAAGGGCTTCAAGAACTTCAAGGGCACCCAGGGCGCAACGCTCGAGGACGTCGGCATCAGGACGCCGAGCGAACACGCGTCGGAGGGAAACAGGATTCACCGGAGCGTCACCAAGACGCCAGCGCCGGCGGAGGAGCCGCAGGACGCCGCTGTAACCGGCGATCTCAGTGCGGCGTTAAACAGGGCAATGGAGGACGTGAAATGAGTTCGATGGACGCATCAAGCGCGATGGAGCTGCTCGACAGGATTGCAGCCACCTCGTCGCGCAACGACAAGGAAATCTTGGTCATGAACGTCGCGACCGACCCGTTCATGCGCCGGGTGTTCAAGCAGGCTTACGATCCCTTCATCACCTATGGGATCACGCCGCCGCAAGTCTATCGACACGGCAGCGACGCCAGGCGTCTGACGCTCGGTCCGGAATGCGACGACATTTGGAAGATGCTCGCCGACCTCGCCGAACGATCTTTGACCGGCAACGCAGCGGCTACGGCCGTCAAGACGACGATGGAAATGCTGGACGCCCGGAGCGCCGAGCTGCTCTGGCGGATTCTGTCGAAGGATCTCCGCTGCGGCATCACCGAGAAGACGATCGCCAAAATGGCGCCAGGCATCCTGACGGTCTTCAACGTCATGCTCAGTCATAAGTATGAGCGCAAGCGCATCAAGCATTTCCCGGTCGGGATCGAGCCGAAGCTCGACGGTCTGCGAGCGCCCTGCATGGTGCGCAACGGCGAGGCGAAGTTCTACTCGCGCGTTGGCAACCACTTCCCGGCGCTCGACGTTCTCGGCCCGGCTGTGGTCGAAATGGTCAAGAAGGCGCATTTCTATCTGACGACGATCGAGCGAGAGTATGGATCGCCCGCCGCCGCCTTCTACGAAATGCTGGGTGGGCTTCACGGGCCGTCGATTGCTCTGGAGGGCGAGGCGCTTGGCGGTCTTTTCGCCGAGACGATCGGTGCGGTTCGCAAGAACGGAAGCGCGGTCGAGTATCACATCTTCGACGCCGTGCCCTACGAGTTTATGGCGAAGAGCGACCTCACCGTGTTCGAGCGGCCGCACTGGCAGCGCCGCATTTTCATTGAGTTCCTGTTCGGCTATGCGCCGAAGGACGGACCGCTGCGCCTGGTGCCGCGGCGTTCGGCGGCAAGTCACGACGAGATTGACACGATCTTCGAGGAGTACCGCGCAACGCTGCTATCCGACTATCTTGCGCAGGGCGACGCCGAGCTGGCGACGGAAATTCGGAAGGCGACCGGCGACAAGACGCTTGAAGGCGCGATCGTCAAGCCGCTCGACGGCATCTATCAGAAGAAGCGGTCGCACAGCCAGCTCAAGATGAAGGCCGAGGAGACTGAGGATCTCCGGGTCGTCGGCGCCTTCGAAGGGGAGGGCAAGTACGCCGGCAAACTCGGCGGCCTGATCGTCGATCGCAACGGTATCGAGGTTCGCGTCGGCGGTGGCTTCTCGGACGTGCAGCGCGAGGAGATTTGGAACGATCAACCCGCCTACATTGGCCGGCTGATGGAGGTCGAATATCACGAGGTCACGCCAGACGGATCGTTGCGTCATCCGCGCTTCAAGCGCTGGCGCGACGACAAGGACGAGGCGCTTCGCGTCGCCGCCGAGTAACCGTCAAAATTGACTTATCCAGTGGTGGCCCGTAGACTAATCGTCGATGGGCCACCGTGCTTGTCCTCTCTGTCCAGCGGGCGCCCCTAAGTGGGCGCCCTTTTTCAGCGAGAAGCCGAATGGACTCCACGTCGATCGTTCACATCGTCCAGGGCGTCGCCGAAGCCGCGGCGCTCGGCGTCGGCGTCATCATCTTCGGCCTCGCCGCCTTCGGCTTGGTCGTTCTCTACGGCTACATCCGCGAAATGCCCTAGATCAGGTGCCTTCGCCTCAGAGCCATGAGCTCGCCGCGAAGATCCATCTGACCCTCCGCAAGCTTCCGTCCGAGGTGGCGGAACAACCCGCCCGGCTTCCTGATCTTCCCAACGCCTGAGTTCTGATCGTCCTCGGCGAGTTGCAGCACGTAGACGACCAGCGCCGCCGCCAGCCGCGGCCCAACGCTCTCCACGATCTCGAGCCAGGCTTCGTTGGAGGCTCCGATCGACGGTCGCAAGTGTCGGCCGACCTGCACCAGGTCATCTTCTTTTTCGATAGGCGAGGCGTAGCCGGCCGCCGCAGGACAGGCTTCGACGACGAGTCTAAGCTCCGGCTGTTCGCTTTGAAGAACGCGGTCGCAGCTTTCGGAAGCCTTTTGACAAGTCTCACTAGAGGAATTGTTGTCTGACTCTTTGTGGCGGCACGGATTGCCGGCGCTGCCGGACTCATTTGATGTTCTGGAGGCTTCGAAGAACAGGTTTTCCAACGCGATACGCAGCCTCGACCAGGCGGCGATCGCGGCGTCCGGCGACACGCCGCTCGAACGGCGGGGCAGGGACCGCTGGAGCTCGATCATCGCCGCCTGGTGCATCTGACACCCGACGCCGGGAAAGCGCTCCAGGAGCGCGCGTAGGGCTTCCTCGGCGCCTTTGCGCTGAATGGTGAGCTCGTCGAACAGATCCGACAGCCGAGCCGCCTCGAGCTTCTGTTCGAGAACCCTGCCGGCGAACTCGGCGCGCCGGGCATAGATCGGCTCGAGATTGAAGCCGAAGGCCAGCCGAACCTGGCCGCCGGCGCCGCGCACCGCGAAGCGCTTCCGATTGGCGCTGTCGACCGGCTCGATCAACCCGACGTCGACCAGGGCGCGAATGCACTTGCGGACCGTGCGCTCGGCCAAGCCCGTCTTGCGACAGAGGTAGTCGTTCGAGGGCCAGACCATCAGCCCGCGCTCGAGCTCCTGTTCGCCGTAGCAGGCCGCCAGCTCGCCGAGCACCTGGCGCACGGAGCTGCGGAGATCCAACGCCTGCGCGGCGTCGCGCGCGGCCGCCATCAGCGCGCGCCGGCCGATCGCTTCGCCTTTTTCGGCACGAGTTTGTCGGGCCGCTAGAGCGCCAGGGCTCAAGCGGCGGATTCCCGTCTGAAGCATTTGTCCTCCTTCAGGACAAAGCTCGGGCGCTCACCAGCCCGGAGGCTGTTGACAACGGAATCAGTCGCGCTGTAGAAGGGGAATTGCGATTTGGTCCCCGGTCATTTGCGCGACCGACTTATTGAAGACCCAAAACCCTGCTTCGGTTGGCGCCGAGGTGGGGTTTTTGCTTTGTCCGGCTTAGCTCATGGGCAGAATTACCCCGTTGATGAACAACGGCACTCTGTCTGAGTCGTCTGATTCGGAGAACAGGATTCAAGATTCAGCAGGCGGCCTATTTCACAGAGAGTTCTACAGAATTGATTCGCATAATATAGGTTATGGAACCAAAACACATCTAACATGTTGATATTGCTTAATAATTAGGCTTCGAGCTATATTGACAAACATCAATAAGTTGTGATTTATGTTCCGTACCGTGCTGCGCAGTTTCCAAGCCAGAATTTCCCGGAAGCGCTATAGATAAGGTGCGTTACAGACATTCAGTTGTGACTGTGCCGCCCTCGACAAGAGGTCCGAATCCAAGCATATCTACCAAATCCGGTATACAAAGGAGAAGACCATGAAAGCCACAGAAACTACGAAAGCCGGAATGCCTTACAAGGACTCGCCGATCGCCCGGTATCTGGACAAGCAGATCGACGCCCTCAAGGGTGAGAAAACCCAGCGCGACATCGCCGTCGAGGTGGGCTACGAGAAGCCGAACATCATCTCCATGTTCAAGCGTGGCGAAGCGAAGGTGCCGCTGGACAAGATCCCGGCGCTTGCGAGGGCGCTGCACGTCGATCCGGGGCATATGTTTCGGCTGGCGATGCAGCAATATTGGCCCGGCCTCGCTCACGAAATCGAGAGCGTGTTCGGCCGCATGGCCTCCCCGCACGAGGAAGAGATCCTTCTCAAGCCGTGGCGCGAACTGACCAAAGGTCTCGATCCGAAGCCCGACGCGAAGTCCGCGGCTGTGATCGAGGCGATGCGCAAGATCATGACCGGCAAAACGCCTGTGCCGCCGGCATAACGCGTATAGTTCATGTGAAATGAATTGGGGTTAATGGCGCAATACCCAGATTGCGCCATTTGGGCTTCCTTTGTTCCTGCGCCGTTCCGTCTGAGCGTTACAAAACTTTGATCGAGCCCAATTGTGGCTTTTGAGCGACTTTTCCTCCTCCCAAAAATCAGTCAACTTAGATTGCATCGCGTGAACGCTCCCGCTGCGTGAACGCTATAATGTGACAAGCATGACGACATCAACGTCGGCTTAACTAAGAACGAATTTGGAGAGGGTGATGAACTGCCTGGCTGTGAAGGAAGTTGCCATCGACGACGGGAAGGTCGAGGAGATCGCCTATCAGGACGCGCTGTCGTGTTCGACAAGTTTAACTCAGCGCTCCACGGTACTCGAAACCAATACAATTACGGTCTACCACGGCTATCATAGCCGACGTGGTGCAGTTTATTTAATCGTCAATCCGCTCGGCTCGTCGTTTATGCTTCCGAGCGAGTAGGAAGAAGCGCTACGGCGCTTCGTTTCCAATTGTTTATTCTTCTATATGACTGTATCGTGATCATACGATTTCAGTCATGACGGGGAAACAGCAGCGATGAATCCGGATATATTGCTTCTGCGCGAAGTCATCGTGAAGGTGACGCAGCTTCTGGCTGGGAAGGGCTTGAAAGTCACCCAACAGGGCGCGCAGGCTTACGTGCAGGCCGACAAGAACGGCACGCCGCTTCTCGTCAACATCCCGTACATTCCGGACAACGCGACGCCTGAATTGCTGATGGCGATTCAGGGCTTCGTCGATCATGAGGTCGCCCACATCCTCTTCACCGAGTTCACCTACAAGGCGAAGGAGAAGGAGGCGAACAAGAGCCTGCATGGGCTCCACAACATGATCGAGGACCCGCTCATCGAGAAGCTGATGGGCGAGAAATTCCCCGGCGCCCACTACAACCTTGGACGCTTGCACGAGTTCTTCCTCGCGAAGATCACCGAGCCCTACATCAAGAAGGCCGCCGGCGATCACAAGAAGGAGCTCGAGGCGCTACTGGTCGTCATCACGCGGGCGCTGTCAGGTCAGCGCGTGTTCGACGACTGGATGACGAAGAACGGCTATTGGGAGCAGCCGCTCGTCAAGGCGTTCATGGGGCTGTTGCCGACCGACATCCGCAAGACGATGCAGAATATGCGGACCACGCGGGACAGCTACGAGCTGGCGCTGCTCTTTCAGAGAGCGCTGAAACCCACGCTGCCGCCCCCTGCCCCACCCTCGGCCGACAAGTCCAAGTCGAAGGATAAGTCCAAATCGAAAGAGAAGGACAAGTCCGACGGCAAGGGCTCGAACAAGGACAAGCCGGAGGACGAAGAGGATCAGGGGTCGGGCGGCGAGCCTCAAGAGAGCGAAGCCGAAGGCGATCAGGCCGAGGGTCAGGAGACCGAAGGCGATCAGTCTGAAGGCGACGGCGAAGAATCGAGCGAAGGCGCCCCGGCCGACGAGCCTGGCGAGGGCGCTGACGGCTCCTCTGAGCCCGGCGACGACAAAGGCGCCGAAACAAAGCAATCGAAGTCCAAGAAGGACGAGAAATCGAAGCCCGAGAAGGACAAAAAGCCGAAGCCCGACAAGGCCAAAGACGGCAAGTCTAAGGGCGAGAAGGAAGAATCTGAGGACGAGGAGTCCAAGAAGCCGGCCGGCGGCGAAGCCGACAAGGAAGAGGTTGAGAATGACGGACCTGTTGAAGCGGAGGCTGCTGGCGAATCCGAGCCGGAGAGCGGTGATCAGGAACAGCCCGCCGAAGACGCTGGCGATGCTGATGGGAGCGACGGAGACGTTCGAGACTCTGACGACCCCGAGGAATCCGACGATGACGGAGACGCAGGCGGCGCCGGAGATGGAGAAGACGAGCCCGCCGATCGAGAGCGGGATGACGATGACGCAGGAGAGTCCGGCGGCGACGGAGAGTCCGAGGCCGGCGAAGCCGCCGATCACAGCGGAGAGGATGAGGAAGCTAATGAAAGCGGCGCAGGAGGCGGGTCTGATGGGTCCGGCGACGAACAGGCCGAAGGGTCCGGCGAGGAGATCATAGAGAAGGGCAAGGCGGAGAGCTTCGGTATCGGCGGCCCTGAGGAAGCGATGCTCGCGGCCGACGTCGAGGTCGACGGCGATCCTTTCAACGAGGCGATCAAGGATGAGATCACGAATATCGCCACGCATCTGACGCGCGGGGCTTCCTATCGCGTCTTCACGACCGACTTCGATCGGATCGAGACGTACAAGGGCACGGTCGACGCCGCGGAGTTCGAGAAGTTCGACGGCAAGACGCGGCACATGATCGGTCCGATGCAGAAGGACATCGAGCGGCTCATGGCGGCTCGCTCGCATGTCTTGAACGTGCCGGGCTATCGGTCGGGTCGGCTGCATTCTGCCGCCCTTCATCGTCTGAAGGTCGGCGACGATCGCGTGTTTCGCCGCCGCCACGAACACCACAGCAAGGACACTGCGGTCTCGTTGGTGATCGATAACTCCGGCTCGATGCACGGGTCGAAGATGACGACGGCAATGAGCGCGGCCTACGCCCTGTCGCAGACGCTGGAGCGGGTGAAGATCGCGCACGAGGCGATCGGCTTCACGACGGACGGCCTGGAGTATGAACAGACGCGCAAGATCGAAAGGGAAGGCGCTCGCATGGGTCGCGGCTACAGCCGCTACGAGCCGATCTACATGCCGATCTATAAGGATTTCGGCGAGCATCTGACGCCGACCGTCAAACAGCGCTTCGCCGGGGCGGCGGAGCATCAGAACTTTCTCAAGAACAACATCGACGGCGAGAGCGTCGCGAACGCCGCCCGCCGGCTGCTGAAGCGGCGCGAGGAACGCAAGGTCATGATCGTGCTGTCCGACGGCAATCCGGCCGCGCACAGCGACGAATTTGGCTCGCTCAACTCCCACCTGCACGAGACGGTCGCCCGTCTCGAGAAGATGGGGATCGAAATGATCGGCATCGGCATCCAGGACGCCTCCGTCCGCCACTACTACCCCAAGCACATCGTCATCCGAGACGTCTCGGAGCTGCCTTCGGTCGTGATGAAGGAGCTCAAGCGGATCCTGATGGCGTGACTATTTTGCCTCAGAAAACCAGTCAGAATTGACTTGCTCCCCAAACTCGAATAAGCGATAAGAGCGCATCGTTAGCAGCGACTCAGAGGAGACAGAGACGATGACAGCGGCGACGCCCGGACCGGGCGACAAGATTGTGTGCAAGGTCGACGGCGCGTTATGCCATTCCGTGCAGATCCATCTGCGCGACAATTGGCCTGACTGGACCGTCGAGCGCTATCAGCGCGAGTTCCCCGGAGAGCCGCTTTTGTCGCCGACTGCGACGGCCGCGCTCGAACAGCGGCAGAAGCTGAAAAAGCAAATGATGGTGGTCGGCGGCGAGCGTCGCGCGATGCACGACGTCTTCGGCCTCGGCGAGGTCAAGGCGGCGCTCAACGCCCGCGGCGCCGCGATCATGATCCCGGTCATGACCGACCTCGACGAGGAGGCCAGCAAGCTGGTCCCCGAGATCGACCCGAACTACGTTTTCGACATCGAAATCCTTAAGTCAGTTCTGATTGCCTTCGAAATGAAGGCGAACACCTACGTCTGGGGATTTCACGGCACTGGCAAGACGACACTGTTGGAGCAGATCGCGGCGCGCACCGGGCGGCCGTTCATGCGTATCCAGCACACGGTCAACATGGAAGAATCGCACGTTCTCGGCCAGTATCGGGTCAAGGACGGCGAGACGATCTTCGAGGAAGGCCCGCTCGCGGTCGCGATGCGCGAGGGCTACGTCTACTGCGCCGACGAATACGATCGCGGCACCGCCCCGGTTCTGTCCGTCTATCAGCCGATCCTCGAGGGCAAGCCGCTCTACATCAAAGAGGCGCCGGCCGGGCAACGCCTGATCAAGCCGCATCCGAACTTTCGCTTCGTCGCGACCGGCAACACCAACGGCAGCGGCGACGAGACGGGGCTCTATCAGGGCACCCAGATGCAGGACAGCGCCAACTTCTCGCGCTTCGGCGTCACCGTGACCATCGACTACATGGAGCCGAAGATCGAGATCATGGTCGTCGCCGGCCAAGCCAGCATCGACCGGAAGGACGCCGAGAAGCTCGTCACCTTCGCCAATCAGGTTCGCGAGGCGTTCAAGGCCGCGCGAATGGCCGCGACGATCTCGCCGCGCGAGCTGATCAACGCCGCCAAGTTCGCCGTCATGAAGGGCGGCCAGTGGCGCGCGGGGCTGACGGCGGCCTGGGGAGCGCGCCTGACGCGCATCGATCGGGAAGTGGCCGACAGCTACGCTCAGCGGATCTTCACCTGATGGGCGCCGACATTACCTTCACGCGCGATCACGATCGGGTTATCCGGTCGTTCGCCTTCAAAGTCCTCAAGCGGGCTCACTCCGCCGGCGCGTCCTCGGTCTCGATGGACGACATTTATCAGGAGCTCTGCATCGCCTGGTGCAGAGCGCGCGATGCCTGGGACGCGCAATACGGCGTGCCGTTTCTCGCGTTTCTGAACCGCGGCATGCACCATCACATCAATCGATGGGTGCAGAGCCAGATCGACAACGGCAGATGTGTCTCGCTAGAGGCCCCTGTCGGTGGCATCGGCGAAGAGGGCACCGAAAAGCACGATCGAATCCCCGACGAGAACGGTCTGGCGGGGATCGAGGAGTTCGAGCTCGCCGACTTCAAAGACTTCGTCTCGGCTCGACTGAGCCCGCGGGCGCGAACCTTCCTTCAGCTTATCGCCGAGCCGCCGCAGTTTCTGCGCGACGCTGTTCGGCAGGGGCAGGCTCGCGCAAGCGCAGGCCGCGCGCGTGACATTAACGGCTTCGCGCCGGCGCGTGTCACCGCGGCGATGGTCTTCGACTTCATGGATGCGACCAATCGCGAACGCGTGGCGATCTACAAGGAGCTGCGCAAGGTCATCGAAATTGCCAAAAGGCTCGAGGGGCAATGAACAATCCGCAGGATGAGAAGCTGGCGCTCGGTTGCTATGGGTCGCCGCTGATCTACGATCCTGGCCACCAAGTATGCTCGACGTGTCCGCATCGCGAGTCGTGCGGACCGAAAGCCAAGGTTCGCCTGGCGGTTCTGCACGGGCATTACGGCATCACGCCGAAGATGACCGTGTCAGCGCCCCCTGCCCCGACCACGGCGGCCGCCTCGGCGTCGGCCGGCATCAGACGCGCGCTCGCGCGAGGCTTGAACCCACTCAAAGAGACCGCGCCGCAACGCTGGCTTCGGCTCGCGTTCGACATGGTCATTTCGAACGACGGCAAGCTCGCGCCGAGCGATCTCACCACGGCCTTCGTCGACAAGCTCGGCGAGCCGCAAGATCAGGCCGCCCAGCTCGCGAAACGAGCGGTCGACATGATGACGACCGCCGGCGCGATCACGATCGCCGACGAACGAATTTCAATCAGGAGACAGGCATGAACGACAAGGTAGTCACCGGCCCCAGAGTGATGGTCTGGTACACGACGCAGATCGGCGACAAGGCGACGTCCGCCCGGATGATCGTGCCCGGCGCGTTCGACATTCGCTACGAGGCCGAAATCGCGCGGCTTGAGGCGCACATCCAGGCGAAGACCGGCGCCGAGACGGTCATGATCACCAATTGGCGGTCTTTGGAGGGCTGATCTTGCATACGCTTCTGGCCGCGCGCTCGAACTTCTCCATCGGTGAATCCATTCTGACGATGGAGCGGCTGGTCGACGCCGCGGTCAGGGTCGGCGCCAAGGCGGTCGCCTTGACCGACACCATGAGCGTCACCGGCATGGTCGACTTCACCAATCGCTGCAAGAAAAAGGGCGTCAAGCCGATCATCGGCTGCCGCCTGCGGCTGGTCGACGATCACACCTGGCGCAAGCCGCCGAAGAAAGAGGGCAAGCAAAAGGCCCCGCCCGAGTATTTTCTGACCTATTACGTGCTTTCGGAGAAGGGCATGACCGCCCTCTTCCGGCTGCTCACGCTCGCCAACGACGAAGCGCATTTCTACAACACCCCGAAACTGAGCTTTAGCGACTTGTTCGCAGCGCTCGCGACGCTGAGCGCGGAAGACGTCGCAATCGCTTCTAGCGACGTCTACAGCGTGCTTTCGCATCGCGACGCGCTCGACATACTCTCGAAAATTCGCGACGCTCTGAGCGCGTCTAATGTCTTCGTGACGCTGTCGCCGATCAACACCCCGCTGTTCGACACGCTCAACAAGAAAGCGATCGAGGCATGGGCGCATCACGGCTTTCTGCCGCTGGTTACGCGCCCCGCCTACTACGACGAGGGCGAGGCGGACGCGACCGAAGTGATGGGCGCGATCTGCTCGAACACGCCGCTGTCGTCGATTTGGAACAAATCGCCGGCGTTTCGCGATCTAGCCCCGCTCACCAACGCCGGGCTGGTCGAAGCTTGCAAAGCAGCGGCCGAGCGTCTGCGCGATCAGCGTGGCCGCAGCGGCGAAGGGATGGTCTTCGGAAGAGGGCTCGCCAACACCGACAAGCTCGTCGACATGGTCAAGTACGAGTGGAAGAAGGCGCCGGTCTCGCTGCCGAAGATGGCGGAAGACGAGTTCGCCGAGGTTTTGGCCAAGTGCAAAGCCGGCTGGTCGCGGCGCTTTAGCGCGCCCGTCTTCGGTCATCAGCCGACGCCGACGGAGCTGGCTGACGTCTATCGGCCCCGCCTGGCCTATGAACTACAAGTCCTGAAATCGTTGAGCTTTTCGGGCTACTTTCTGCTCGTCGAGGACGTCGTCAGCTTCGCCAAGTCGAAGGGCATCCTGGTCGGGCCGGGCCGCGGCTCCGTCGGCGGCTCGCTCGTCGCCTATCTCATGGGCATCACCGAATGCGATCCGATCCGCTTCGGCCTGCTGTTCGAGCGCTTCATCAATCCCGACCGTATCGATCTGCCCGACGCCGATCTCGACTTCATGTCGGCCCGCCGGCATGAGGTTCTCGCCTATCTGATCGAGAAATTCGGGACCAATCGCGTCGCCGGCGTGTCGAACTTCTCTACGCTCGGCCCGGCGTCGGCCATCCGCGACGTCGGCAAGGCGTTCGGGCTCGAGGAGCGGGAGTTCAATTGCTCCAAGCTGACGCCCAAGAAACACGGCGCCCACGTCCCGCTCAAAGACGCGGCCGAACAGGTCGCGGAGATCGGCGCCTATCGCGACAAGTTCGGCCCGATTTGGGAGATCACGCTCAAGCTCGAAGGCGTCATGCGCAATCTCGGCCAGCACGCGGCCGGTGTCATCGTCGGCGGCTGCGACCTGGTGGAGCGCGCGGTCATCGAGCATCGCAAGGGCGACGAGAAGGTCGTCTGCTGGGACAAGCGCATCGTCGAGGACCAGGGCTTGGTCAAGATGGACCTTCTGGGCCTCGAAACGCTCGACATTATTGACCTGACGTTGCGCTACATCCGCGAGCGGCACTCGAAGAAGGTCAACCTCATGTCGATCCCGCTCGACGACCCGAAGGTGCTGACCAAGTTCGCCGAAGGCAAGACGGTCGGCATTTTCCAGTTCGAGTCGGGCGGCATGCGGCGCCTGCTCAAGGAGCTCGGCAAAGACGGCACGATCACCTTCGAGGACATCACGGCCGCGACCGCGCTCTATCGGCCGGGTCCGATGGAATCGGGCATGATGGACTCCTACTGGAAGCGCAAACAGGGGGTCGAGACGGTCGAATACGATCACCCGCTGCTCGAGGACGTGCTGAAGGAGACCTATGGCGTGCCGGTCTATCAGGAGCAGATCATGCAAGCCGCGAGAGCGATCGCCGGTTACACCGCCGCGGGCGCAGACAAGCTTCGAAAGATCATGGGTAAGAAGCTGCCAGCAGAGATGGCGAAGGAGCGAGACACATTTGTCAAGGGCGCTATGGCCGGCTACGTCAAGGTTACGATGGACGATGGTCGCGTCTTACGTGTCCATAGACACGATAAGCTTTCTGTCAAGGAAAGCGCGGATAAATTCACCATTGAGGAAATATTCGCTAAGTCTTTGACGCCTATTCTTTAGGATGATATACTAAGCGCATGACAATAATTCTTCGTTCAGACAGGACTAAGGATGATCCCGAAGAGTGGCGTTCTATCCCTGATCATGATGGCTACGAGGTCTCTTCCTGGGGACGCGTGCGATCCGTCGATCGATGGGTCGAAACAAAGCGCTGCATGCGTTTTCGTCGCGGGGTGATCTTGAAAGCGCACGCCAAGATGGATGCACCAAAGCTCTGCGATCGATACGCCGCGTTGATGTTGGGTCGCGGTCGCATGCGCCGAGTTCATCAATGCGTTGCATGGGCTTTCATTGGCCCGCAGCCTGCCGGTTACTACGCGTGTCATGACGACGGGGATATTGGCAACAATTTCGCGTACAATATTTATTACGGAACCGCGCAGCAAAATCAGGCTGATCGAATAAGACATGGTCGGGGTGTCGGGGTGAATCATTACAACGCGCGCCTTAACGAGGATGACGTTCGCGAGATTCGGCGTCGTCTTGGTGATGGCGAGCGTCAGAGTGACGTCGCTCGCGCGTTTGGTGTCACCGCATCCTGCATCAGCGAAATCAAGATCGGAATAAGGTGGTCTCATGTCTAAGATAGCTTCGATTGAAGTTCTGGAAGACGGCATGTCAGAAGAGGCAGCAGGGCATCTGTTTGATAAAATTGAGGGTTTCGCGGGCTACGGCTTCAATAAAAGTCATAGTTGCGAATACACCCTGATCTCCTATCAGGCGATGTATTTGAAGACCTATTTCCCGGTCGAGTATCTGGCCGCGACGCTCTCGCTGGTGAAGGACGACAAGCTCCCTGCCCTGCTCGTCGACGCCAAGAGCTACGGCTTCGAGATCGACATGCCCGAGATCAATCTGGCGACGGAGCGCTTCGAGATTATCACCGACACCCGGCTGATGATCCCCTTCTCGCGCATCAAGGGCCTATCCGAGAACGCCGCGAAAGCGATCGTCGAGGCGCGCGATCACATGGCGACCGGCCGCCGCAAGTTCGATAGTCTGGAGGACTTTCAAGCGCGAGTGAACAAACGCCTGATCAACGTCGCGAAGGTCGAAATTCTCAATAAGGTCGGCTGTTTCGCGGCGATCGAGCCGACTCATGCGCCGATCGACAGCCCGACCCGGATCAAGGACCAGCGAGAGCTGATCCCCGGCCTGGTCAGCGCCATCGTCCCGGTCAATCGCGATCTGGAGATCGACGAGGTCGCCGCGCGCCGCCTGGAGAAGCTCTACAACGTCATGCTCTCCGCGGTCACAGAGGACGGCGTCCCGGTGCGGCCCTACTTCACGCCGAAGGACGCGCAGTTCGCGATCGTCATGGACGCGCCGTCGGCGGCCGAAGAAGAGGAGAACATGGTCTTCATGTCGAAGCCCAGCCGCCGCCCCTACGCTATCGAGCGGATCCAGGAAGCGATGGATCAGGTCGGGCTGCGGCCGGCGCAAGCCTATTGGACGACGCTGGTGAAGCGGCCGAAGGAAGGCAAGCAAGTCTCGGTCGGCGAGATCAAAACCTACAAGCCGTTCTTCGACAAGGAATTGGACATCGTCAAACCGCCGATCATCGTTCTGATGGGCGGGACGACCGTTCGGCAATTCCTCCCTGACTTCAAGGGGAAAGCCTCAGACGAGGCAGGCGCGATCAGCTACAGCGCGTCTTACGACGCTAATCTGGTCATTGGCTTCAACCCCGGCGAAATCTGGCACGCGCCGGAGAAATACGAGAACCTGGTCAAGGTGTTCGAGGCGGTTCAGAACCTCCTCTAGCCCGCGCGCGTCCCGCTCTTTTTGTGCTATAAATGATCAATCAACATTGAGTTATCTCATGGTCGAACGTCGCCCCGTCACTGCTTTCATCGACACCACCCAAGTCAAGAAAGACATGGCCTATTCGCTGGCCGATCTCAGCACCGCGATGATGCAACAGGCTTCGCTGTTCGCTCATTACGGCGTGCTGCTGGCGCAGGCGTCGCGCCAGGTCGACGACATTGAGCTTCTGCTCGACGTCGCGCGCTCGAAAGTGACCCGCCGGCTGCGCGACGACTACGCGAAGGCTGGCGAGAAGGTCGCCGCGACGCTGATCGATAAGGAAGTCGAGACGGACGACAAGATCGTCTCGCTGCGCATCGCCCTCAATGAGGCGAAGCAGATCGAAAACATTGCCCGGACGGTGGTCGACGGCTTCAAGCAGCGCCGCGACATGCTCATCCAGCACGGCTCGACAGAGCGTGAGGAACGCAAGGGCGAGCTCGCCATAAAGGCGCGCAGGGCCGTCCAGGAAGACGTTAGCGCGATGGGCTCGCGTGTTGCCGCCCGTCTCGCCAGCACAGGAGGATAAGTTGTTCAAATTAGGCGCATTTCTATCGACCTTTCTCGTGTGGGTCGGCATCTGGCTCGCTTGCGTCGCCGCCTGGATCACGCATGTCGTCGTCACCATCAAGACGTCGGCGTGGGTTCTTCTGGCCATCGGCGCGATCATCTTCCCTGTCGGCGTCATTCATGGCGTCGGCGTCTGGTTCGGAGCGTTCAATTGAGTGAGAAAGCTACAGTCGGGCGCATCGTCCACTATTACGACGATTCGCTCTCGGAATTCACCAACAACGGCGCCGGCAAGGGTCCATACGCTGCGATGGTCGTGCAGATGTTCCCCGACGGCCCCTACGCAAATTTGAAGGTCTTCGTGCCCTTCGGTCATGACTTCGACGCCGGCTCGGTCGCGCACAAAGACGACACCGTGAGCGCCGGCTGCTCTCGCTATTGGGTCTGGCCGCCGCGCGCCTGATCCAGCAAGTCCGCGACCGGCCCGCTCAGCATGAGATCGGGTCGAGTTTGTAACAGGCAAGATCGGGGCATTTAACCCTACAGAGCTCGCCGGTCGCGGATCTAAGATAAGTCAATGTTGGTTGCTTTTTCCCGTTACGAGACGCTGATCTGACGCTATAATGTCTCTTAGCTACTTCGTAACTTCGCGAAGTCGGCCACGCACCAAAGCACCCAAGCAAAGAAAGCACCAAAGCACCATGTCACTCTCCGCAGAAACTCTTGCCCTGATCAAGGGCGCCAAGAACAAGTATTCCCGCAACGAAGGCGAGATCAAAAAGCCCCGCGACGGCAAGACTCGCATTCGTGTTCTGCCGGTTCAAGTCGGCGGTCCGCTCGCTCAACCCGGCCAGTTCTGGCTCGAGTACGGCGTTCACTGGATCAAGACTGAGATCAACGGCAAACCCGTCGCGGTCGTCGGCAACAGCGAAATCGTCTACGGCAAGACGAGCGAAATCGATCGTGCGATCGAGGCCGCGATCAAGGGCGCCGTGAGCGACGACGACCTCAAGCTGATGAAGGACTGGAAGGCCAAGAAGGGCATTCTGTTGAACGTCGAGATCCGCTCTGGACCTGACGCTTCGACGGACGCGGTTCCCTTCGAGCTGACGCCGACGACGTTCGGCCAGTTGCTCTCGATGGTCGAGGAATACGCGCCCGAGCACGGCAACATCCTCGACTACAAGACGGGCTTCGACTTCGTCATCGAGCGCACCGGCAAGGGTCTCGAAACCCGCTACACGGTCATGCCGATGCCCGGCGCCAAGCCGGTCGCGCAGGCAACGATCGACAAGGCGGTCGACCTCTTCGCTCTCGTGGAGAAGCAGTTCTTCCGGGGCGACGAGCCGAAGGCGCTGAATGCGATCGCCAACATGACCGGCGTGCGCCTCACCCCGGCGATCGCCGGTTCAGCTTCGACCACCGGGTTGTTGACCGGCTCGAGCGGTCGTGTCGCCGGCGCGGTGATCGACGAGGAGGCTGCGAAGGCGGCTGACGAGGTTCTCAAGCTGTCCGAAGCCGCCGACAAGGCTGCTGCGGAAGCGGCCGCGGCCGTCAAGAAGGCCGAGGCTGCAAGCGGCGCGCCGTCGAAGGCGGAGCTCCTGCGTCGTCAGCTCGAAGCCGCCGAGGCCGAAGAAAAGGCTGAAGCGGAAGCTGT